GTAGTGGCCGCGCCAGCACCGGAGGGTTTCTTCCAAACACAGGTCAGACTGACCTTTGAAACCTTCGAGGACCTCTAGCCATGGCTTTTTACCGAGGGCAGCAAGGCAGCGTCAAGTTTGATGATGCAGGCTCCACCGCTGCCGCAATCACCAGCACCCGGTCTTGGTCTCTGACCCTTGAGAAAGAGTCGCTGGATACCACCGCACTGGGCGCCACCTATCGCGCAAATGTCGGCGGCCTGATCAGCGGCAGCGGCACCTGCGAGGTGCTGTATACCGCCAGCAGCTCTGACGAAACCAACGTGTTCATTGAGCACGTCAATACCGCTAACGATGATGGCAGCGCCCTGTTTGAGCTGTACCTCGACACCACCGGCACTAAAAAGATCAGCTTTGATGGTGTGATCACCTCGGCCGAATACTCAGCTACCGTGGGTGAAATCGAAGTCATTACCCTGAACTTCGTTACCAACGGCACCGTCACCCTCGACATCTGATCATGGCTTTTTATCGCGGGCAACAAGGCACTGTCTTCTTTGACAAAGCTGGCAGTGGCGGCCTGTCTGAGATCGCTGCAGTGCGGTCTTGGACCATGACCGTTGAGAAGGAGTCGCTAGACGTGAGCGCTCACGGCGCCACTTACCGCGCCAACGTGGGCGGGCTGATCAGCGGCTCGGGCACCATTGAGGTGATGTACGACGCCCCTGGTGCTGGTGACAAGCTGGACCTGATCAAAGATGCCAACCAAGCCACCGACGAGGCTGACGCAGCCGTTGAGCTGTACCTGGATGAAACCGGCGGCAAGAAGATCACCGGCACCATTGTGGTGACAAGCACTGAGTACTCCGCTACTGTTGGCGAGATCGAGATCATCACGATCAACTTCGTCTCCAGCGGAACCCTTACCCTGAGCATCTGATGCCCGCCGCACAACGCCCGGTTGACCTGCTCGCCGGTGCATTTGACCTTAACCAGCGCCGTAAGTTCAGCATCAAGAATGATGCTGGTGATACGGTGCTGGACCTTTATTTTAAGCCGATCACCCGCGCAGACCGCAAGCGGGCTAGCAGTCTGGCCGGCTCCGATGAGGCGCTAGAGATCAGCACCTACATGCTGTGCCAGATTGCTGAGCTGGAGGACGGCACCAAGGCATTTGCACCGGCTGATGCAGCCAAGCTGCAACGCGAGCTGCCTGAGCGGGTGCTGAACGAGCTGGAGCTGTTCCTTTTTGGCCTGGGCGACAGCAGCGGCATCGAGGAAGCAAAAAAAGGCTAGGCCAGGACAGCCTGCTCTTTTTTGAGTTCTTCCTGGCCACTGAGCTTGGCATGACGGTCAGCCGGTTACGGACCGAGCTAACCGATGCTGAGTTCATCCATTTTGCAGCGTTTTACGAGATCAAAGGCGAGCGCGAGAAGGAAGCGATGGACAAAGCCCGCCGCCGGTAAACTGGTGCTATGGCAGTCTCCAACGTTGAGCTAAGGGTTGACTCGCGGCAGGCGGTTAATGCGCTGCGTGATGTCAATCGTGCATCAGCTCAAACCGAGTCTGCCATTGGCAAGCTGCAGGGCACGATCGGCAAACTAGCCGGATCATTCGCCGCTATTCAAGCTGCAAAGTTTGTTTTTGCCAAAACGGCAGAAATCGAAAGTCAGACCCGCAGCCTGCAGGTGCTGACCGGCAGCGTACAGCAGGCCAAGCAGATCATCCAAGAGCTGCAGCAGCTCGGTGCGGTAACGCCATTCACCAGCACCGAACTGATCGATGCAGCAAAACGCCTGCAGGCATTCGGTGTTGCCGCTGGTGATGTCGTAGAAACAACCCGCCGGTTGGCTGACGCGTCTGGCGCCACTGGCGCAGAGCTGCAAGGCTTGGTGACGGCTTACGGTCAGGTGCAGGCCAAGGGTCGACTGCAAGGCGAGGAATTATTGCAGTTCCAAGAGCGTGGCATCGCGCTGCAGGAAGAGCTGCGCAAGATGTATGGCATGACCGGCGAGGAGTTCCAAAAGGCACTCAGCAAAGGTCAGATCAGTGCCAAGGCTGTTGAGGTAGCACTGCAGCGGCTGACCAGTACCGGCGGCAAATACGCCAATGGTGCTATTGCCCAAAGCGATACTCTGAGTGGTCGGCTATCTACGCTGCAGGATGGCATTGAAGGGCTGGCTCGCGGTATTGGAACTGCGCTATCGCCGGCAATTAAGGCAGTGCTCAATGAGGCAATTTTTGCCATCAATACAATCAATCAACTTATAGCAACAGGTGCCAGAGCCAGAGGATTTGGCCTTGGCCAAGGGCAGCGCAAAGATATTTTGAATCAAGCGCAACGAGAAGCTGAGAAGATTGTCAATCTGCGTCGCGTACGCAATCCGTTTGAGCGCAATCGTCAATTCCAAGAAGTTGCCGCTCAGCGTGAGCGTGACTTAATTGAGGCTTATGGCATTCGCACTGGACAAGTTAAGGTTGCAGCTCAAGCGCCCAGAATGCCTGCAGGTGTGCCGTCATTGGCTGCTGCGACCGGAGCCGGGGGCGGCGGGGGCGGCGGTAAGTCCGCTGCTGAGCAAGTCAAGGTAATTAAGGACATCACTGCGCAAGAGCTGGAGCTGCGGTTGCGGCTTGGCATTGCGCAGCAAACACAAAATAAGCAGCAGGAGGCTTATTACACCAAGCAGCTTGCGTTGCTTGAGATTTCAAGGCAAGAGATCGGACCGAATGAGCGTAGGGCTCAGATTATGGCGGCTGTCGTGGAATATGCCACAACGCTGAAAGAGATTAACGAGGCAGAGGCCAAAGTCACACTGCCGACGATCGTCGAGCGTATTGCCGACATGGCCGCAGGTTACGGTAAAGCGCTTGACTTCACTGTTCAGCTAACGGAGCAGCAAAAGCAGCAAAAGGCATTAGCTGATGGCCTTGCCGGCACTATTGGTGAAGGTTTGGCATCTTCCTTTAATGCGCTGATCCAAGGCAGCGAGGACTTTGGTACTAGCCTCAGGCGCATCGCTTCTGGCGTGCTGATTGACATCGCCAACCAACTGCTGCGGGTGTTCGTCATCCAAAAAGCAATCAACGCCCTTAGCGGTTTGTTTGGCGGTGTGACTGGCGGCGGCGGCTTTGCGCCTGGCGTTGGATTTAACCCCAATGTGTTCTCCATGCCATCACTGCTTGGACGCGCCAAGGGGGGCAGCGTCATGGCAGGGCAGCCTTATCTAGTAGGCGAACGCGGTCCTGAGCTGTTTATGCCAGGACGCAGCGGCGGCATTGCACCGACCGGCAGCTTTGGCGGTGCCGTTAGCGTGGTGGTCAACGTAGACGCAGGCGGCACCAGCGTGGAAGGTAACGAGCCAAATGCCAATCAGCTCGGTAGGATCGTCGGTGCTGCAGTGCAGGCTGAGATCGTCAAGCAGCAACGTCCCGGTGGTCTACTCGCCAATACCCGCTAATGGCTACCTTTCCCGCGATCAGCCCTACCTATGGCGCCGAGAAGCGCAGCGCCCCGAAGCGGCGTGTGGTGCAGTTTGGCGATGGCTACGAGCAACGGTTGACCTATGGGCTAAACCAGAATCCAAAAGAGTGGTCCCTGACCTGGAACAACATCACCGAAGCCAACGCAGACACCATCGAGACATTCCTTGATGCCCGCGCTGCCGATGCGGCTGCATTTGACTGGACACCGCCAGATGAGGCAACCGCTTATAAGTGGGTCTGTGATAGCTGGAGTAAGTCCATTCCGTACAACGGCAGGGCGATAATTAACGCCACCTTCCGCCAAGTGTTCGAGCCCTGATGGCCTACGCAGCCTGGCAAGCCAGCACGAGCTACACAGTCGGCGCCATCGTCCGCGCCACGACCACGCAGGCTAGCGGCCTGGTATTCCGCTGCACGGTCGCAGGCACCAGCGCTAGCACGCAACCGGCATGGCCGACCGACATTGGCAGCACGATCGCAGACGGCGGCGTCACATGGGCAGCGATCAGCAGCGTCTATGAAGAGCTGTCGGTCCTGGGTCCGAACGCGATCATCGAGCTGTTCGAGCTGCAGCTTGACACCACGCTTCATGGCGCCAATACCACCTACTACTGGCACAACGGCGTCAACGCGGCCGTCACTGGCAACATCGTCTTTGCCGGCAACACCTACGTCAGGCTTCCCGTTGAGGCGACGGGCTTCGACTACACCAGCTCTGGCAGCCTGCCGCGCCCGACGCTGCGGATCAGCAACCTGTTCAGCGACATGACCACGCTGCTGCTGCTGGTCAACGCGACCACACCCGGCAACGACTTGGGCGGCGCCACGGTGCGCCGGATCCGCACGCTGAAGAAGTTCCTCGACGGCGAGGCAGCGGCTGACCCTAATGCCAGGTTCCCGACGGAGATCTGGTACGTCGATCGCAAGTCCAACGAGAACCGCGATCTGGTTGAGTTCGAGCTGGCCAGCAAGTTTGACCTGGCTGGCGTCATGCTGCCCCAACGGCAGATCATCGCCAACGTCTGCCAATGGAAGTATCGGGGCGCTGAGTGCGGCTACACCGGCAGCAACTACTGGAACGTGAACGATCAGGTCGTAGGCACGCTGGCTGCTGACGTGTGCGGCAAACGGGTGGAGAGCTGCAAACTGCGGTTTGGTGCAACGGCTGAGTTGCCGTTCGGCTCCTACCCGGGAAGTGGCCTCGTGCGATGACAAGGCTGACCGACACGCTCAAGGCTGACATCCTGACGCACGCGCAGGCCGAGGATCCCCGCGAGTGCTGCGGCCTGATCCATGTGGTCAAAGGCCGGCGCCGCTACTACCCGTGCCGCAACATCGCCGTCACACCGGACGAGCATTTCATCCTGGACCCGGCGGACTATGCAGCAGCCGAAGACCTGGGCGAGATCGTGGCCGTGGTGCATAGTCACCCGGTGACGCAGCCAGTCCCATCAGCAGCGGATCAGATCGGCTGCAACAACAGCGGCCTGCCGTGGGTGATCGTCAACCCCAAGACCGAAGCCTGGGGCGGCTGCGAGCCTGCAGCGTTTGAGCTGCCATACGTCGGCCGCGAGTTCGTGTTCGGCGTGGTGGATTGCTACTCGCTGGTGCGGGACTGGTATCAGCGCGAGTTGGGCTTGACGCTGGCCGACTTCGACCGGCGTGATCGATTCTGGGAGCGCGGTGAGAACCTGTACCTCGACAGCTACCGCTCGCAGGGCTTCAAGCAGGTGCCGTTTGAGGAACTGCAGTACGGCGACGCGATCCTGATGCAACTGTTCTCAGGGCTGCCCAACCACGCAGCGATCTATCTGGGCGATCAGCAGATCCTGCATCATGTGCAGGGGCGATTGAGTAGCCGCGACGTGTATGGCGGTTACTATGTCAAGAGCACTGCCCTGGTCTTGCGGCATGAAAGTCGTTAAGGTCTACGGCGCACTCCGCAAGCGACTCGGCCAGTGCCGGTTCGAGTTTGAGGTGGACACGCCCGCGCAGGCGATCAAGGCGCTGTGCGTCAATTTCCCCGGCCTGGAGCGCTGGCTGATCGACTCAGAGCAGACCGGCATGGGCTTCCGAGTCACCGTCGGCAAGGAGCGGATCACGCCCGAGGATGCAAGCGTGGCCGTGCTGCCATGGTCTGAACGGGATGTGTTCAGCATTGCGCCTGTGGTGGCTGGTGCTGGTCGAGGCGCAGGGCAGATCTTCGCTGGCATCGGTCTGGTGGCACTGGCGATCGTGTTGGGCCCGGCAGCCGGCGGATTTCTCGGCCTGGGCATGGGGCTTTCTGGCGTGACTGCGGGTGCGGCTGCCGGTAGCGCGGCCATGGGCATCATCGGCGGCGGCCTTGCAAGCGCAATCGGCCTTGCTGGTGCCAGCTTGATCATCGGTGGTGTTGCCAGCATGATCTCGCCCCAGGCATCGATCAGTGGCCTGCAGCGCGGCAAAGAAGCCGCCCGGCTGGAGTCGTTCAGCTTCAGCGGCATTGTCAACACCAGCCAGCAGGGGATGCCGGTGCCGATCGTCTACGGCCGCGCCTTCGTTGGTTCGGCTGTCCTGTCCAGCGGCCTTGATGTGGCGCAACTGCGATGACACAGCTTCAAGGTTCCGGCGGTGGCGGTGGTGGCGGTGGATGCTTCCTGGGGCACACGCTGGTGCGCACGCCCAACGGGCAGCGCCGCATTGATGAGCTGCAGGCCGGCGATCAAGTCCTGAGCTTTGACGACAAGGGCACGCTGCACGAGGCGACGATCCTGAAGGTGCATGAGCACCCGAATGAGCGTGTCTTCCGCTACCAGCTCTGGGGCGGCGCATCACTGGATGCAACCCCGAATCACTGGGTCCTGAACCAGTTCAATGCCTTCGTCGCAATCGGCAGCCTTGGCGCTGATGACTGCCTGGTGGACGAGAACAACCACCTGCGTCCAATCGTCGGCCGCGAAGAGTTGCCCGCTGGCACGGTCTACAACCTGACCGTCGAAGGGCACCACACCTTCATTGCTGGCGGCATCCGCGTTCACAACGCCGGCCTTGGCGTGCTGCAAGGCGCAGGCGGTGGCGGTGGCGGCAAAGGTGGCGGCGGCACGACCCACGTCCCATCGGAGGCTGATGACAGCCTGCAGTCAGTCCAATTTGCCAGCGTCCTTGACCTAATCAGCGAAGGCGAGATCGACGGCATTGAAGACGGCGTGCAGGGCATCTACCTGGATGGGACGCCCGTTCAAAGCAGCAGCGGAATCGACAACTTCACGGGCTACACCGTCGTCACCCGCACTGGCACGCAGGCGCAGAGCTACATCCCCAACACCAACGGCATCGAGTCAGAGCAGGCCGTCAACGTCGAGATCACGGCTGCTGCATCTGTCACCCGGCAGATCACTGACTCGGATGTGGACCGCGCCCGCATCACGGTGCAGGTGCCGGCGCTGCAGATCATCGAGGATGACGGCGACATCATCGGCCATGAGGTCAGCATCCGCTGCAGGGTGCAGTACAACGGCGGCGGCTACACGACCGTCTTCGAGGACACGATCAGTGGCAAGACCACCAACGCTTACCAGCGCGACTACATCATCAGCCTGACGGGTGCGTTCCCTGTTGACATCAGGCTGGAGCGCATCAGCGCCGATGAGACCAGTGCCCGCCGGCAGAACCGGACTTTCTGGTTCAGCTACACCGAGATTATCGACGAGAAGTTTAGGTATCCCAACAGCGCACTGGCATTTCTGCGCTTTGACAGCCGCCAGTTCAAAGGCATCCCAGCCCGCAAGTACCTGGTGCGTGGCATCAAGGTGCAACTGCCCAGCAATGCCACGGTTGACACGACCACCTACCTCGGCCGCGTTACCTACAGCGGCGTCTGGGATGGCACCTTCGGCGCTGCTACATGGACCAACGACCCGGCCTGGTGCCTGTGGGACCTGCTGACGAACACCCGCTACGGCGCCAGCATCCCGGCCAGCAGCCTGGACCGTTACGACTTCTACGCGATCAGCCAGTACTGCAACGCGCTGGTCAGCAACGGACGCGGCGGGCTGGAGCCCCGGTTCAGTTGCAACATGCTGATCAACAGCAGAGATGAGGTTTACAACGTCATCCAAGAGTTCGTCGCCCTGTTCCGTGGCATTGCCTACTACGGCGCTGGCGCCATGGTGGTGCTGCAGGACAAGCCATCGGATCCGCAATACCTGCTGACCCCGGCCAACGTCGTTGATGGGCTGTTCAACTACAGCGGCTCATCGCAGAAGGCACGGCACACCACAGCGACCGTTGCTTACCAGGATTACGACAACCTGGGCGAAGTGTCTTACGAGTACGTCGAGGATGCGTCAGCCGTTGCCAAGTACGGCATCATCAACAAGGACATCAAGGCAGTCGGCTGCTACTCGCAAGGGCAGGCGCACCGTGCTGGTAAGTGGGCGCTCCTGTCCGAGCAGAACCTGACCGAAACCGTCACGTTCAGTGTCTCGATCGACTCAGGCATCGTGCTGCGGCCTGGCATGGTGATCGACGTGGCCGATCCGGTTAAGGCTGGCAGCAGGCGCGGCGGCCGCATTGCAGCGGCAACAACCACAACCGTTACGCTCGACGACGCCACCGGCATCACGCTCGGCACCTCGCCCACGATCAGCGTCCTGCTGCCTACCGGCCTGGTCGAGACCCGCAGCGTCAGCACGCTGGCTGCTGGTGTGGTCACGGTCACGAGCGCGTTTAGCGAAGCGCCCAACCCCGAGAGCATCTGGGTCCTGCAGAACACCACCCTGCAGACGCAGCAGTTCCGCGTTGTCAGCGTTGCCGAGGCCGAGGATGGTATCTATGGCGTGACAGCGCTGGCGTACAACAGCAGCATCTACGCAGCGATCGAGTCAGACATCAAGCTGCAGACGCGGGACATCTCCAACCTGTCCGCACTGCCTGAGTCGCCCACCGGCCTGACCGGCACCGAGCACCTGTACACGGACGGGCAGAATGTCCGCACGGCATTTGAGTTGAGCTGGGTGCCGCCGACGCAACTGGTGCAGTCCTACCGGGTGATCTACCGGCTCGGCAACAACAACTGGTCACAGATCGACACCAACAGCCCCAGCACCCGCATCGAGGGCTTGGACGCTGGCACGCTGCAAGTCCGGGTGCAGTCGATCAATAGCCTCGGCGGCGTCAGCAACCCAGCCACGGCCACCTTCACCCTGGTCGGCAAGACCGCACCACCTGGCAACGTCCAGAACCTGACCATCGAACCGATCAGCGCCAACAGCGCCCGCCTGCGCTGGGATGCCACGGTGGACCTGGACGTCCGCGTTGCTGGCCGCGTTCACATCCGCCACACCAACCTGACCGATGGCACCGGCACCTGGAGCAACAGCGTTGACCTGATCCCTGCAGTCGCCGGCTACAACACCGAAGCCATCGTGCCGCTTGTTGAAGGCGAAATCCTGGTCAAGTTCGAGGATGACGGCGGCCGGCAAAGCCCGACCGAGGCCAGCGTGATCGTTGACTTCCCGGATGCGGTGGGGCAACTGCTGCTGCAGACCCGCCGCGAGGATCAAGACACGCCGCCATTCCAAGGCGCCAAGACCGATGTCTTCTACAGCGAGGACCTCGACGCGCTGGTGCTGGATGCCGACGGTCTGTTCGATGACATCCCGGACTTTGACTCGCTGGCGACGCTGGACTTCTACGGCAGCATCGAAGCGCTCGGAACCTATGAGTTTGTCAACACGCTGGACCTGGGCGCCAGCTTTGCCCTTGACCTGAAGCGCTATTTCGTCACCCGTGGATTCTTCCCCAGCGATCTGGTGGACAGCCGCACCGGGCTGGTTGACGACTGGTCCGATTGGGACGGCGGCATCATCGACAAGGTCAACGCCAAGCTGTACCTGCGCCGCACGCCTGACAACCCGGCTGGCACGCCCACATGGTCCGGCTGGCAGGAGTTTGTCAATGGCACGTTCCTTGGGCGCGGCTTCCAGTTCAAGGCAGAGCTGATCAGCAACGACCCAGCACAGGGCATCCTGGTGGACGAGCTGGGCTATGAGGCCACCTTCCAACGCAGGACAGAGCAGTCAGTCGGTGCTGTCACCACCGGCGCTGGCACCTACTCGGTCGCCTTTGACAAAGCCTTCTTCACCGGCACCACCGGCCTGGGCGGCACCAATGCCTACCTGCCCAGCATCGGCATCGTCGCGCAGAACATGGCGACAGGCGATTACTTCAATGTGACCAACGTCAGCAACACCGGCTTTGACGTGACCTTCAGAAACAGCTCTGGCACTGCAGTAAGCAGGAACTTCCTATGGACTGCGGTGGGATTTGGCAAGGGCGCTTAAAGTAGGAGCAAAATGGCCTAGCTATGGCTCAACACGATTACGTCATCGCTAACGGCACTGGTGCAGCCGTCCGATCTGACCTGAACAACGCGCTGGCAGCGATCGTCAGCCAGAACAGCGGCGCCACTGAACCCAGCACCACCTACGCCTACATGCCGTGGGCGGACAGCACCACCGGGCTGTACAAAATCCGCAATGCCGCCAACAACGGTTGGATCACGCTGTTCCAGCTTGACGGCGAGTGGAGCACCATCGCCTTGGAGAACGGCACCGCTGGTGCGCCGTCGATCTACTTCAAGGACAGCGGCACCGACACCGGCATCTACAGCCCTGGCACTGACCAGGTTGCCATCAGCACGGGCGGCACTGGAAGGCTGTTTGTTGACTCCAGTGGCCGGGTAGGTCTGGGGACTAGTGCGCCCAGCGAGCAATTTCATGTAGCAAATGCAGATGATGCTGTTGTTCTCATAGAATCAACGGGAACAGATTCGACTGATGACGCACGATTAGAGCTAAAAACTACTAATGGTACGTTTTCAATTCAGAATGACCGTAGCCTTGGTACATCAGGCGTATTAACTTTTGCTGGGAATACCTCAAACAACCTCTGTATTGATCATAGTACAGGCCGCGTAGGGATTGGCACTACTGGGCCTAGCTCCCTCTTGCATGTTACCGGAGGAAGCGGTCAACTTGTTGAGTTCGGAACCGGCAATTCTCTACGGATTGGAGGATTTGGAACAGGGAACTGTTATGTCAAAGGGAACGAAACTACTGTTTCTTTCGGCAATGTCAACGCAGGCAACACTGCATTTCTTACTGGCGACACCGAACGCGCCCGCATCGACAGCTCCGGGCGTCTGTTAGTTGGCACGTCTTCTGATTTTGACGGTTATCTCAATCAGGTGTCTTCAACGTCTGGAACACTACTGTCCCTGCGCCGCACCAACAGCAACCCGGGCTCAATCAAGCTGTCTTCCGGAGCTTCTGGGGACAACGTAGTAAATGGTAGTCAACTTGGTTATTTCCGCTGGTACGGATTCCATACGTCTACGGATTACGAAGCAGCTCGTATTTCCGCCGAAGTAGACGGCACCCCCGGCGCTAACGACATGCCGGGCAGGCTCGTATTTTCTACCACCGCCGACGGAGCGAGCAGCCCGACGGAGCGGATGAGGATTACGCAGGGTGGAAATGTTGGGATTGGAGTAACACCAACATACCGATTTGATGTTGCTGGCAGTGCAGCCAATTCATACATTGGTTTTCACGAAAACACTGCAAATACGGCTGATGACAACATGTATTTGTGGCGGATGGGCGCGAATGCAAATAGCGCTAGTGCTAATTTTTTGTATTGTCAAACATCCACAACTCAGCGGTTCGGCCTTAGGGGAAATGGCGGCCTTGCCAACTACAGCGCCAACAACGTCAACTTGTCAGACCGCAACGTCAAAAAGGACATTGCTCCTGTTTCTGACACTTGGGATTGCATAAAGGAATGGGAGATCGTCAACTTCCGCTACAAAGACCAGCCCGACGACGCAGACCTAAACATGGGTGTCATCGCCCAGCAGGTGGCCGAAAGCTGCCCTGAGGTGATCACCGTCTTTCAGGAAGCCAAGGAAGCTACAGAAACCGAGCCTGCTCAGGAAGAGCGCATCGGTGTCAAAGAGCAGCAGATGATGTGGATGGCCATTAAGGCTCTCCAGGAAGCACAGCTTCGCATCGAAACCCTTGAAGCCAAAGTTGCAGCCTTTGAGGCGTCGTAGATCTACTCGTTACTGTGCCTGACGAAATCACATCAGAGGAAAACGAGCGGCGCTTCAGGGAATGTCTTCGCCTGATCAACAACGTCACCCACGAGCAACTGGTGGAGTTGATGGGCGAGGAGTTCCTTGAAGAGTATCACCGTGTTGCTCGGCATTAAAAAGGGGCAGGATCTCACCCCTGCCCCTGTGCAACGGAATATCACAACCGTTGCGGTTCCTTGTCAGCCGCAGCACTGTAGCACATGGTATGGTGGTGGGGCAGCGAGTTTGCACCTCCTGCCCCTGGCCACAGTTCCCTAGAAACCATGACCCAAGAAGATTACAGGCATCCCATTGAGCCACCGCCGGAGCTGGTGCAGCAGTGGCTCAACGCAGACGCAGAGAAAGGTTTATTTGCTGAGCCTCTTGCTGCCAAGGCCGCCCAGTGGGGCGCCGACCAGGAGCTGGAGGCGTGCGTGAAATGGCTCGAATGGAATCATTCCGATCTCCTCAGCCGCGATCTCAGCGCCGCACGCCGCCCCAAACCGCCAAGCTTGAAACAGCAGGCGCTAGACGCTTTGGGTGGTATGCCGATTGAACCCTGTCTCATCAACGGCGTCGATGCAAATGCGTCGGTTCGCGCCAAATACAACACCATCCGCCGCGCACTGGAGCAACTCGATGACTGACCAACCCAACAACAGCGTCACGCTTCACGAGTTTGGCAGGGAAGTCATTCGCATCGACGACGAAGGCTTTCACTACAACGGCCAGTTCATCGCTGATGCTGGTGAAGCGCATCGGCTGCTGGTCGAGTACCTGAAACGGCACGTCGTTGAGTAGTCATTCCCACTTCTATGTCACCTGATTACCGCTCGCTTTGTATCCGACTTTTGATTGCCCTTGATTCCGGCAACGCCAAAGCCGAAGAGCATGTGCTTTGCCAAATCAGGCAAGCAGTCAAGGACGAAGAAAACAGGGCTATGGCACTCACCGGCAAAGCCTCCTAGCCACCTTCACTAGACACCCGTCCTAAACTCCCACCATCACCCATCAACTCATGGCCACCGTATTTACCTGGCACATCGCCAACCTGGAGCGCGAGACCGCTGACGGGTTTGTGATGACCGCCCACTACACAGTCACCGCTGAAGACGGCACCTACAGCAGCGGCGCGTACGGGTCACTGGGCTTCGAGCGCCCGGACAAGCTGATCCCTTATGCCGAACTTACCGAAGAGATGGTCATCGGCTGGGTCAAGGATGCGTTCGGCGCCGAAAAGGTGACCGAGATCGAAGCCGCACTGCAGGCGCAGCTTGACGAGCAGCACCATCCCAGCAAGGCCAGCGGGATGCCATGGCAGTAGGCGCTAACCTGAGTGCATGATCGAGCTGGTCGCTGCTGTTGCTGGGGCATCCATCAGCGTGGCTGCGATGGGCGCTATGGGCTTCAGCCGCCGCAGCGACGAGGCTCGTGAAGCGGTGATCCGGCTCACCGCTGCAGTTGAGCACATCGCCACGCAACTGGAGGTGCTCCATGGTGACATCCGCGCCGATCGCCAGGAGACCTTTAAGCGGCTGAATGGCGTTGAGCAGCGGGTGGCTACGCTAGAGGCACGCCCACACCGTTAGTCATGGACTTCCTGTCCCATCCTGCTTTTTGGATTGTTGTTGCTGCAGCTAGCGAGCTGATTGCCCTGTCGCCGCTGAAAAGCAACAGCGTCATTCAACTGGTGTTCCAGATCCTCAACCTGCTCAAAGCAAAAAAGGGCTGATCCGGTTTGGCAAGCCTTTATGGGAACGCCGCGCTGAGCAAGCCATCCGTCAATGGTGGTTTGAGCGCACGCTACCGGCCAAGCTGGACAAGGCAGAGGCTGATTGGCATGCTGCGCAACCTGCAGCGCCGGAGCCGGTGATTACGCATGAACCGATCGACGATGAGCTGCAGACCGGCGACAGCCGGTTGCTAGGTGGTCCTATGAGCATCAAATCACCATGGTCAAGCTGAGCGACCTGTTCCGGTACTACAAGCAC